CGTCAGCGGAACGGCAGTTGCCGACGTGCTCCACTCGATCGACACTGCTGTCGTCAATCCTGAGCCTGTCCAGGTCGTCGTGTTGAACACGGCATCCGCGACTCGCTGTTCAGCGTTTCGCAACACGGACGAAAACGCCCGCATCGTGCTGATCTGCTCAGCTTTGAAATAGTCCGAATACATCTTGGCTTCCCGATCGTCGACGACTTCTTCCGCACCGTGTTCTTCGGTCGCGTATGTCGCCTTGTCGAAAGTCCAGTTGCCGCGAGCGTATCCGCTTCCGGGTGCTCGCTTTGTGTCACGCTGCTGAAGCAGTTGCTCGATTGGAATCTTGCCGAAGTTTCCGGCCTGACTCATAACGTCAACCACTGGGAACACTTCTGTTGCGACGTAGCCCGATTTGTCTGACTCTGAGTCATATTCGAGGAACGTTGCTAGATCTGGCCGCTGTGTAGACAGGGCGCTCGTTGGAGATGGCATTGCATTTCTTTCTTCCCGATGCAACGCGATTTATGAAACATAGTAAAAAGTCGCCGGGCTTTGGTGGCCACCTCCACCCGGCAACGCATCGGGCTTCTTTAGGAAATGGTGACGACGTTCTTTGAAAGAACGGCCCATTTCAGATTGCTTGCCATCAGTGTGATTGACGCACCAGCAAAAGCGGCAAATGTCGCTGTGGTCTTGGCCCCGCCAGTGACGCCATCGTCGAGCAATGCCGTTGCTGTGATGGTGTGAGCATTGGCGGTTTGAGAAACGACGTTCAGAATTAGCCCTTCCTGTGCAACGGTCGGGGCTGCCAGTGTCATTGCGGCGACGCCCGCTTTGGTGAGCGTTGCTGTGCCTGGAGTCAGAGCCAGCGCACCGTTGACCGCGTAGGCTGTGACGAGGTTCTGAACGATACCGTTGATCGGCATAACCTCGATGACATCGCCGTCAGCCGTTGCTGCATCACGTGCAACTCCAGCGACATTGCCATTTGCTACGCTGGAAATTTTCCCAGACGCCGCACCATAGACGTACGCCCCGGCAGTGATAGCCGCCGCTGCAACCATCTTCTTTGTGCCGTTAGCCGTTTTCAGGCGAACAGAACATGGACCAGCCGCGAGGCAGTCCGTGTCCATTGTTCCGATAGATGGATCGAGAGCACCCGCAACGGCGATGGCTCCCGGAGTCTTGACTCGCAGATGCTTGGCAACTGCTCCTGCTGCGGTGTCAGGCACCACTGAAGCTTCAAAAAACTGACTCATATTGCTGTCCTTTTTTATTTGGATGAATTGAAAGCCACCAGGCCGCAAAAATTACCGCGCGTTGAACTCGTCGACGAAAGCCTGACGAAGTCCGGGGTTATTGCGGTCTGCCAGTGCGGCCGCTTTCATTTTGTTTCCGTTGCACTTCGGCAAGCAATTTTCGATCGCCTGATTCCATCGAGCGCTCGCTGACGGGCCGCTGGTGCGAGCCTTGGCAACTGGGCGAACGCCGCGTGCCTTGGCTTTTGCCTTCAAGGGGTCTTCTTCGCCGTCCATTGCCTTCGCGTCGGCCGGCTTTGACTCTTCTTCACTGTCGTCCTCGGTGCTGATTTCAAGCTCAGCAGCCTTGTACTTGGCAAGTTCTTCCGTCATCGCGGTGACCTGCTTTTTCAATTCTTCATTTTCGCTCATCATTTCTTCAGCGGCTGCTGAAGCGACTGAAGCGAGCGGAAGATTCCGACGCAGGCACTTGACGATGAATTTTTCAGACGCCTTTGGGAATGCTGCTTCAATCTCTTGCAGAGTTGCGGCAACAGGTTTTGACTCACTCATGGTTTTGCCTTTCGTTGAGTCGTTGTCACCGCCTGAGCCCGACCCAGACAGGGCGGCTAAAACTCTGTGCGGTATGTTCTTCACTTTGGCGAACGCTCGCCCGATGACTGGCTGACCGGCGATTCGTTTCGCCAGTCCCATTTCAACGGACTGCTCCGCGTTCAAGTATGTTTCGTTTTTCAGGATGGCTTTGATCTCATCTTCGCTCTTCCCGGATCGCTGAGCGTAGGCGGCCACCATTGACGTTTTGAGTTTGCCGAGCATTTCCGACTGGCGGGCAAAGTCTTCGTCGTCGCCTTCAACTTGTGCATAGGGGTTGTGGAGCATCATGTAGCCGTTGCTGCTGATCTCCACGTCATCGAATGCACAGGCGATGAATGAAGCAATCGAGAACGCAGACGATTCGATCGACAGAGACTTCGGTCCTTGATACGCGGCGAACGCATCGTGAATTGCGAAGCCCTCAAACACTGATCCGCCTTCGCTGTGGATCTTCACGGCGATTGGATCGATCCCGTTTTCTGGCAGTTGCTCGCGGATCATCACAGCGGAGATTTCCCCGTCGCTGCTTCCGATCACGCCATCAATTCGAATTGTTTTAGGCGATATCACTAAGCACCTCCGGGGTGTCGACAGGTGCGTCGACAGCGTCTTTGATCAACACGTCGACAGATTGCTGAGTCAGTCCAATGCCGCCGAGGTAAACACGGGCCGCTGATTCGCTTGTGGCTCCGCTCGATAGCTCTTCCAAGACCTTCTGAATCGCTTTTCGATTGCGGTTCCACTGCTGAGTTGATAGCCCTGCAAATTCTCCAGTTGGTGGCGGAGAATCATTTCCAGTCGCAGATGATGCCGCGTCTTCCTGAACGGCAATCGCTGCCGGGTCTTGCATTGCCATTGTTGTTCCGGCTGGCATTGGCAACGCGATCAGATCCCGCCAGGTAACAGCAGGTGAATTTGGGAATGCGGCGTTGATCTTCGCGGCCTGCTTCGTCGCTGCTTCGATTGCGAATGAATTGTCGGCGATGGATTCTTCCGCGATTTCTTCCCAGTCCTTGCCCCGTGCCGCGTGCAATCGTCGCGGGGATGTCAGGCAGTTTTTCAACTGCGTTGCATCGCCTTCAGCGTCTGCCACTGGCTCGATGTATGACCACGTTGGCAGATTCCAGTTGTGGCGGAAGATTGTGAGGCCCAGCTTTCGGGCGGCCTTCTTTATTGCTGGGTCTTTCGTTTCCTTAAGATACTGTGACAGCTTCCAAATGTAGGCAGGGCGATTCAGCCGGCGAACCAAATTCATCTGATCTGCCACAAATCCTTTTCGGGCTTCATCAACAGCCCCACGCCATCCGCTGAAGTTGGTTTCGCTGCCGTCCATTAGCACCAGGCACAGCGGCAGGCCAAAGTTCACGCCGATGATTTGCAGGATGAGCTTGACCTGCTGAAAATATTCTGAGTTTGGAACGTTCGGGCTGAAGCCTTGAAGCTCTTCACCAGGCTGGCCGATGACTTCCATGCCGGGCGAGACGCCTTCGAGTTGTCGCGTTCCGGCCTGAGTTGTTTCTGTGGTTGCGTCTCCATAGGTACTGTCGGCAGACGGCAAACGATTTCCACCGGCCGCCATCTTGCGGAACACCGCAAAGCAGCTCACGACCTGCTGCTGAACGAGCTTCGCGAAGTTGATATCTTCGAGCATCCCGGAGATTGAAAACACCGGGGCCAGCTGAGTAACGCCCCGAGTCGGATTCACTCGCTTTGGATTGTAGACGTGGAAGATTTGCCGAATCCCGTCTTCGTTCCGAACATCAATTGGCGCGCATTCACCAAACTGGCCGAACTCGCTCAGCTCTTCCGCGACGTGGTATTGCTCGCGACGCCCGACTCGATTCGTCGTGACTCCGAGAAACGTGTCTTCTACCTTCGACTTTGTGCGAATCAGATGTGATTCCAGAAGCTGAAACGATCCCTCCTCGGTGCCAGTGACGATGATGTCGCCATCAACCGATTCGCTTCGGCAGCATTGCCGCTCAATTTCTTTCCAAGTGGTTTCGCCAGTAACGTCGCACTGGTCTGGGTCGGTCGAGAAGTCTTCCCACCATGCCCACAGTGCATTGTCGAGCCCCTTGTCGCCGGTCTTTGGGTCAAGCGTGAAGCCGCTCTGAACAATGTTGTCGACGCGGCGATCGGCCAGAATGCCGACAAGTGCGTCGTTGCGGTCCATGTCCCGAGCTTGCTCGATCAGTTCGTAATACTTGCCTTCACTGCGGAAGTGATAATCAGGGCCACTGCCCATCGTGGAGACGCCTGTGCGTCGTCGAACGAATCGACTGTGTCGTGTGGCGTCATAGTCCGCACGAATGTCGCCGAATGCAGATTGAATGCTGCGGGGCTGTGTGCTCATCGGTAGTTCGTCCCCGCTCCGAGGAATCGAACTGAGCTTGCCGCACCGCCTGCCGTTGTCGCGTTGGCCGCAACGTAATCCAGTGCCCGCTTCATTAAGTCCTGAACCGTGGACTTGTTCATGCTCAGCGAACTTGATTGATTACTGGCTGACTCTGGCCGAAGAATCAACCATCGATTTGCGGCAGTGATAAACAGCTTCGCGCGTGCAACGCTGGCGACTTCTTCAAAGTCGGCGTATTCGAGCAAATCTGTTTCGATGTCCGCTATGACCATGCCCGGACATTAGCACGAAACATGATTCGCGTGTTTGATTTCCGGAAATCGGATTCATACAGTCGTCAGGTTTTCAAGAATCCAAAGAACCGCCTTAGTTTTGTCGGTCACTTCCGTGCCGTCATCAAGCCGCGCACCTT